CCCGAAGGACCTTATCGACGCTTGGTCGATGGGCATTGCGCCCGTTGTTTATGAGTATTGGCGAAAGCGAATACGAAACAACTGTTGGTAGACCGGAAAGGCCTACACTCTAAAGGTGAAGGTGCATAGGTATGCACTTTGCGGAGATGTCCGTTCAACAAAGACACCTTTTGATGCTCATTAGATAGGAGCACCAGGAATGGCAATTGACATACAGGAAACTGACCACATTGAGTGGACTCAGCGTACCAGCGTGAATGGAGGGAGTTGGTATGGTATAACACATCACTCACACCCTTACCTGAAGAAGGTAAGAGGTGGTGTGGATACCCCCAATTTCCACAAGCGGAGAGCCAACGGGGAGTTAATTCCCCATACTGAGTGGGTGTCGCAAGACATTACCCACGATTGGCAACCTGCTAACATCACGACTTTGCGACTGTCTGACGGCTGGAACGCCGTAACTGAAGGACAGTCGTTTGAATGGTATGAATTCCTGCTTGGCCCTGCCCACAGTGCTGACACGGCTTTCGCTATGTCAGAACTACAACGTGCCGCCGCATCCATATCGGGTGCGGGTTACGACGCGTTAACTGGGCTATTAGAGGCTCGCAAAGTCAAAGACATGTTACTGTCGACTGCGCGATCTCTGAGAAAAGCCATGGCCAATAGTAAGCGTTTGCGCCGTAGAGACATACTCGACGCATGGTTAGAAGGCCGGTATGGCTACCGAACCCTCGCTTACGATGTACGTGACCTTGACGACGCTATCCGCAATTTTGATGAGAAGAGGACCATCTGGACCGAAAGGTCAGGGTACTCCGTCAACGATTCGTCTACAACTGAATCGTCTGACAACTCGTGGAATTCTCGTTCTTGGGTAATCACCCAGACAGATTACACTGAGCACTCAATCAGAGGAGCGGTGGCCGCTAAGGTAAAGCCTGCGCGATTTGGGGTTAACCCTGTCGCAACGGCTTGGGAGTTGACTCCTTATTCTTTCGTGTTAGACTGGGTGCTCTCCGTAGGAGATGCACTCGGGACCGCCCATTTGCTGGCGGTCGCTGAAGCTACTACTGGCTCGATTGGCGTAAAGTCCGTTTCTACACGGACCGCCAAGAGTGTCAGCACAGCAAAAGCTAATCACGAAGTTACTGGAGACTTTTCCTATACAGGTACTTGTACCCGTATAACACGTACGCCTTCCAACATATCTATCGTACCGCAGATACGGGGCCGAATGTTATCACCGGCCCAGCACCTCGATCTCACCACGCTGGTGGGAACCGAGAAGCGACGTATCCGTTAACTAACTATACCTAGGAGGTATATACTATGCCAGCAATGGTAACTAGCCTGACTGGTTTCTCCAACAATGGGGATACCAAAACCAGCGTACTCGACGCACACACGGTGTCTAAACCGCAGTTGGTCATCGAGAAACGCAAAGTCGCCGTTGGGAGTCAGAGCGTCGCAGAATCCTCAGTAAGTGTCGTCGTTGCGACGGTCGATGCTGATGGGGCAATTCTGCCACAAAAGTACAACTTCACCGTTACCTGTCGTAGCCCCATTGCGGGTGCTTCGGCGGATAAGGCAATCGCTTTAGCCACTCTTCGAGACGTGGTTGCGAGCGATGAATTTGCCAATACGGTTGACACTCAGGAGTGGCTGGCGTAACTATGCGTCGGCTGCTCAAAGGTAGAGCACTGAACGAGCGGAGGAGATCCGCCCGGTTGACGCCGGGTGGTTCGTTGATTTCGCTTTGTGTTTTACTCCTTGCCCTCTTTACTGGGGGCGACTGGGTTATTCGGGGAGAGGTTGAAATACCTCCCCTGATTAAAGTTGTACACTCTGATCAAGGATTTCTATATGAAGAAGCCTCAACTCGACGTCTACGGTTTATGCCGGGACTTTGTACATGACAATACCACTTGGCTGGGGTCCTTTAGGACTAAATGGATAATTGGGCTCTGTCGTTCTAGGAGCCTGAAAGTCCTCTCAGCCATTTCAACGCACCCTCGTGCGCGTGTAACATCTGCGCGCGAACTCTCATTTTACCTACAGGTTGAAGCATTCTTTAAGAAGAATGCGGCCTTCACAGATAAAGCACAGGCTAGGTCTGCAGCGGAACTCACGTTTGCACGTGGGGAACGTATATGCAGGATTACTAACCGACGCTTAGACCACTATTATGCCCATCCGGATCGTCTTGAGCCGGACTTGAAGCTTCTAGTGGACCGCACCGCTGATATAGTGGCGCGTGTCTTGGGTAATTATGATGAGTTTTTGACTCGGTTGCCCGAGTTGATAAGGGTGACAAGTGGTGCAACTGCCACGCTGCCCCGTAATGAAGCTGCGCCGCCGCTGAAACTTAGCGC